TCCTCCGGCCCTGGCGGCAAAGGCGCACCGTTGCCCATAGGCATTGGAGGCATACCCATGCCCATACCCATGCCCATCCCAAGACCAGCGGCAGCACCGAGCGGCATACCGCCGACCATCAGTGCGTCAGCCATTTCCTCGTCAACCTCTTCCTTGCCCTCCTCCTTGCGTGCCTCATTCGCAGTGCGCCATCCGCCAGAGACAGCAGCCTGTCGCTCGCGCAACTCGTACTCCTTGTCAGCCGGGACAGGGTTGTCATACGCGAGGCAGGCATCCTCTTCGATGCCAAACATGGGCAGCAAGGTCTGGTTCAGCACATCCTCATCCATACGCAGCATGGGCAGGATGGTGGACTCACGCCACTGAGCAAAGCCAGCACGCGCAGAAGCCAGGTTCGGGTCGTTCGCCTTGAGCATCGAGACAGGCACGCCAAAGACTGCTGCGATCTCCTCGACGATCTCTTCCCTACCGTTCAAGTCCTTGGGCGGGAAGTTCAAAGGCATCAGGTTCACATCGCCCGACATGGCGAGGAACTGACCAGCCTTGCGAGTACCGCGCAGACGCTCTGACACATGCTGCTCGAACAGGTCGAGGTCGGTGCGCTTGTGCGGACCCTTCACGATCACCGCATAGTCCGGCCTCGCGTGATTCTCGAAGGTTGCCAGGTCCATCTCATGCACTGCCCGGTTGGCTTGCACCGTTCCCCATGCTGCTTCGACCTTGCCCAGCCCATAGAACAGGTTGTCAGGGTTGGGCCGCTTGAAGTGGACGACCTCATCGACCTCGAAGCGCAGAGCCTCGACATCAGTCCGGCCATAGCTGTAGCCCTCGATGAAGTTCTCGCGGGATGGGATCACCTGCATCCACTGCGGCGGCATGGGCCAAAGCTCGACCGGGATGCCAAGCTGCTGGTCAAGGATAGGGTGCAGGTAAGCGTTGCCAGTCAACTCCTGATAGAGCGTCCGCAGCACTGTGAGGTCGAAGCCATTGTAGACATGGTTTGCCTTCTGCAACAGCTCCTTCACCGGGTGCATCTCGGTGATCTCTTCCATGTCATCACCAAGGTCCATCACCTTGGTCATCACTGCGCGGGATGGCGCGTGGTCACCACCAAGCTCACCGTTCAAGTAGTCGAGCCGCTTCCGGCTGACAGGCCTGGTTCGCCACAACCCCTTTTTGCCCACCGACCTTCGCGCATAGAGTCGCAGCGGAGTGGCCGCAACCGCATTGGCGTTGATCATCGCAGCCGCGTAGACCCATGATCGAAACTCGTTGACCGAGTGACGATACGAGAAAGGCGGTGTAGTCGAACCATGCCGACCGCCTCGCTCCAGTAGCCGGATAGAGGAATTGAAGTATTCCTTGGGATTGAACAGTGACTTGATTTGTTGCAGCATCAAAAGACCCTAAAGGAGAATCCGGTACTCAGTTGCGCTTGAGCGCGGACAGCCAGAGCCAACGCACAAACGCCATCGTCGTGCGAGCCTGAGGGAGCGGTGTACCTGACTCCGGTTCTCGTGTGTTCGTATTCAAAGATGTCCAACTCGGTCCTGAGCCAGTTGTCAGGGTAGCCGATGTCCTGCTTGCTAATTGCTTGCGCCAGGCCTTCCATAAGCTGCTGCTTTGAAGACGCGCTGAATTTGAATCCTTCGACCTGTGGCATGTGTTCCTGAAGTTGCTCCACGACTGGATCACCGAGTCCAGTCGAGTCCACAAGGCATCGTTCATCTCCGACCAATCGATGTATTCGCTCAATCGTGGTTTTCCAATCTGTACCTTGCCAGCGTTCACAAGTTGCTACCCTACCTTCATCGTCCAAACCGACAACAACCGTGTAGTCCACGGACTTGGCGAGATCGACCCCGAAACAGACGGGCGGCTGTATAGACATCGGCTGAATGCACTTCTCGATAGCAGCAATTCCAAAGGGGTTGCCACCATCGTCGGAAGGCTCGGCCAGGTAAAGCTCTCGAAATATGTGGTCGGGCAGAATGCGCTTTGCGGACTCAACCTCGTCAACGGCGAGGATGCCGCCCTCAACCGCGTCGTAGGCAGTCAGCTTGTGGTAGGCCATGTTCGACTCGCCACCCTCGGCAAGTCGCGCCAGCAGGTAGGCCCAGTTCCGGCGACCCTTCACATTGCCGATGATCCTGACCGGGCCTTGTGTTGCAGTGAGTGTGGAGCGGACAGCAATCCAGGCATCCTCCTTGCAACGCGATGCTTCGTCAACGACAGCCCCATACACATCCTCGCCATACAAGCTGTCGGGATTGTCGGCACCCTTGAACCAGATGCGCGAACCGTTGTGAAGCTCGATCCAGAGGTCACCCTCATGTGAGTGCCAGATGCGCTTGTCCGGGTCGGCCTGCTTCAGCAGGTTCTTCATGCGGATGAAGCCGATGTTCTTGGCCTGCGCGTAAATGGGAGCGACCCACCAGTAGGTCCGGCCAGGTCCGCTGTTCCATGCAAGCTGGAGCATCCACATCAGGCATCCTGCTGTCTTGCCTGATTTGGTGCTGGCCTCGATGACCACAATACGAGCCGGGTCACAGATGGCTTCATATTGCTTCTGGTATGGGGGCGGAAGTTTGAGTGCTGGCCTCATTGTGTCAATCATACAGGCGGGATCTCATGCGCTTGAGCCTTTGACTGATTGCGCTTTCTGACACTCCCTCGGCGTAGGCCACCTGCTGCTGAGTCAGACCCCGCATCATGTGATCCAGAGTGCGCTGCTCCTCTGGCTTCATGCCCTTGGGCATTTCAAATGGCTCCTTGTTTACGTAGGGTATTTCCATGTTGTCATGTAATGGTTGAGCCAGTTGATAGCTTGTCCTGGTTTCGTATTTGCCTTTTCGACCGTTTGCCCTTTTTCTTGTTGGCACTCGCCCTAAGTCTTTGAGGTATTGTGGCCTGACTCGCTCGTATAGGCGAAGTTTCAGAAAACGATACAGGCTACCCCGGCCAGAATCCCACAAATGCAAGATGTGTGTTGCTTGCAAATACGCCTCATCCCATATGTCATCAAACTCCCAAAGTGGGAACGAAGCCAGGCGCATAGCGGTCCATTTGTGCGTAGCGTCAGCCAAGTGATCTTTTTTTACTGTGGCTTCCATTCGATAGGTCCAAGCTCGATACGCTCGGTGGCCTGCCCAACATCCAGCCGTTCCACCTTGTCGAGTACCTGCGCCGCGTCGAGGTTGTCGCGCTGCATTGCGCGGAGAATCTCGACAGCACGCAACCGTTCCCGGTCGCCGCGCAGGTCATCCATCGCAATTGTCATGCAGAGTCCAGGCAACGCGCCCTTCCACTCATCGGGGATGTCCCATCCGTTCGTCACCGCCTGCTTGATCATGCGGAGCGATTCGCGGTCATTAAGCGAAAGCCCCCCCTTACCCCCTGAGATATCCGGGAGCGAGGGGGGGTCAACATGCTTTTCTTCACTGCTCATTCTATCGTCTCTTCGCAGTTGTTTTCTTCGTTTTCTTTTTTTCGACCTGCAACCGTTTGTGCGCCACTCCCATGCAATCGGCAATGAGTTCAAGCGCATATCTCACATCGAGCTTGTCCTCATGGCTGATTCGCTCACTGAGCATGACCACCTCTTCGACGATGACTATCCCTCCCCGGTGCGCCTGAACCACTGACCTATCGGTCATTTTTTCAAGTCGTGAACGGTGCGACCTGGCCCCGTCGCTCTTCCAAGATGGTGTGGTTTTTTTCTTCGCCACTACTCATCCTCGTCCTCATCGTCCTCGTCCTCGTCCTCGTCATCATCAACGGTGACAGTGGCTTCACGGTACAAGATATCCATGGCAACATCCATCATCACCCCTGCCATCGTCCAGTGTTCAAGCTCAAATTCGATGGCCCAATACCGGACCATTTTGGCTGCTTCCTCCTTGAACTTTTCGGCTGGCGTGATTGTCATGGCATCCTTAAAAGCTGCGCTTCCCAACACTTACCATTCAGGCGACTCGGCTTGTCCCATATAGCATCGACCACCAGAATAGCGGTTCCCCATAAACTGGTGTCTTTTCTCTTGGCCCATTCCGGGTTGAGGGGTCCGCAGGTTCCAACATTCGCGTAGTAGTAGGGCAGCGGAATCCTTTTGGTGCGGTAGGCTTGTGTAGGCGGGATTGGACGGTGTGTGTGTCCGCGAACGGCCAGGGAATGGGGTATCCACCCACCCAGCGAAATCATCTGGATGCCTTCGAGTTCACAGGACGATGCGCCAGCATCGAAGCCGTGCCAAAAGTGTACTTGCCCCACACGGTAGATCGCTTCCTTGGATTTGGAGTATGGCAGCCAGGTCCACCGTTTGAACTCCTCCCCGAACTCCGGGTGATCGTTCCAGTTGGTCAGAGAGCGTAGGGATTTGGGCACCCGGCGCGGATCTTCGGTGATGAGGTTGTCGTCGTGATTCCCGGTGTTGACCCACAGGTTGCAGTCAGATGGCAGGACGTGTCGGATGTCGTGCAGCAGTTTTGCCCCGGCCTCAAATTCGTCTTCGAGATCGTGGCTGTATTCGTTGGCATGGATGGATGCGGCAGCACCCTCGAACACGTCACCGAGATGTCCGAAATGTGTGATGCCTGGAATATCTGAAAGAGTGTCCAGCACCCACCGCTTTGTTTCTGGCGGTGTGAACGGTGCATGGGTACAACTGATCGCTGCTATCTTTGCTCTACGGCGTTCCGCCATCTTGCGTTTCCCAACTGCCCAACAGAATCGCAAGATCCAGACCATCGACCGTTCCGTCGAGGTTCAGATCCCACGAACTGTCCGTATCGCCCCACTCCGCAAGCAGCTTCGGCACATCATCTGGTCCGAAGGTGTCCTTGATGATGTAAAACACAAAGTTCAACGGTAGGGCGCATGGCATGGTTTGGATGCCAGGGCTTGCTTGATCGCACCAGTCGATACAGACCGACTTTTGCTCATGTGTCACATGGTCAAATTTCATCATTGCTTGTCCAGGGTCACTTGAGATGACTGGTCCTGCAATCCGACCTTCAGGGACTTCAAATTCATATTGAAGGCAAGGGCTGTCGCTATGAGACTCGAAATAGAGGTGGGCTGTTCCTTCAACGACAACCCTTGGGCCTTCAACAGTTGTTGTGTAATCAATGGCCCATCCATCCCCGGAGGTGCCACCAAACAACGCTAGCATGTAGATGGGCGTGTTGATCATTACTTCATCCACTTTCCACCCGTGATGATCTTAAGAAACCAATCTCGGAACATCACGCCTGCGAGAAACGAACCAACGGTGAGAAGGGACATTCCCCACACCGTTCCAAAAAAACCAGTTGCGAGAATAGAAGTCATTTTGATTTCTTCTCCTGAATGAGTTGCCTGACCGTTCGATAGGTCCAGGCTGCGGAGATCATCGCGCTGCATACGGTCAGCGGGATGAAGATGTAGTGGCTGTACTCCGCCACCAGAAAATTGAGAACAACAAGAATGATTCCGCCAATTACTGGATACCACCCCTTGCGCCCGGAGGTCACAACAAGCAGGGCCATTCCAGCGATCAGGCAGAGTCCACCTGTTACACTCAATACGCTCAGATTGTGTGGTGATGCTGCTGCCTGGGTCATCACCTCTGTCGCTTTTCCCGTCATAGATGGCACCTTTGTCGTGAAGGCGCACCCGTTCAACAAAAACGCGCTAACACAGAAAAGCCAAAGACAGTTGAGGCACCGCATCAGTCTTTGTCCTTTCTGATCGTGAATGCTTTTTCAAAGTGCGTGTTGAGTTTGTGCGAATTGGATGTAATACGTCCGTCATGCGCTTTAAGTTGCGCCTCAATGCTGCTGATCTTTGAGTTCACGCGCCACAAAAACCCAAACACGCCGAGAACGAACGGTGCAGCTAGTGACAGGGCGACCTCGCTGAGTTTCTCAATCATCTCAGCCACCAATGTCTTCAAGTTTTTCAATTCGCCGCTTCAGATCGTCTAGTGCTGCGGCGTGGTTCTGGTCATTGGCTTCGGAGAGAACTTGTGATCGAACCAGGTCGGTGCTGATTTGTCGAAGCTCTACTATCCGTTCTGTGTTGAATGTGATTTCCTGATCACGCCTTCCGACTGTCAGGAAGATCCCCGCTGCTGTCGCTGTCAGCACAATTGTCTGGACCACTGTCCACACATCTGTCTTTTTCTTGCACCCGGTCTCGCACTGCACCTATCAACTCCACGAATTTCTGGAGGTCATCAAGATCAAGGAGAACGAGGAACGGCCCACGATCTTCCTTCATGATGACTATCGGCACATCACCGTCCTTGCAATCAGATTTGGCTTGCTCTAAAAAGCGAACGCACGCAATTTTCTTGCGTGCTTTGACCTCGAAATGGATTCCATCCTGAGCCTTGATGTCGCCATCACCGTCTCGTCCGCAGAATTGTTGCGAACGGTGAGCGGCGGCTCCCGTGACTCGCGTCCATGCGTGAGCCGCCGCCCGTTCCACCCGTTTACCCTTCTCACGCTGGTATCTGCTCACGGTGTTTCTCGAAAAATGAAACTCGGTTGTACCTGAACGTGGTGCGGCCCATGCCCACCCACTTTGCCATTTCGACTTCAGACATCCGGTCTCTGAGGACAAGGTATATAAACCCGCAAACATGCTGTCTCGCTTTGATTGCTTCTTGTGTCCTCGATTTTTGCAGATCATCCCACGCAACATTTTTCTCGTTCAGTATCTCCTCGCAAGCATTCCAGACCTTTTGTCGCAACACACCGACATCTGAGTTTGGGTCTGTCCAGTGTTCCTTCACGATCTTGTCGGCCAGGTCAATCGGCATCTGCATCAAGCTCCAACATCCACTCTTCAACTGCTGATTTGCCCGCGTCGGTGATTTTGAACACTGGTTCACCGTTCGCATTCCTTTCGTAAGTCAGCAGACCGTCTAGCACCATGTTGGACAGGAGTCGCTTGATTTCGCGTGGTACTTGTAGTTCAGCCATGTGCATACCCTTTCTGTTCGAGGACCGTTGCCATCATGGAAACGGCTATTTTGCTCCATGTATCCACGTCTTCGGCTACATCAACGGTCAGACTTGTCTTTTTGCGGACAATTTTTGCGCACTCCTCAAGTGTGTCCTTGGGAAACTTCCTGATGTACGCACGCGCATGATTGAACTGCTCTTCATACTCGGCAGGTGTTTCAGCCTTTCGGTGAATGTCCTTCCTGAAGTCTGCTGGGGTGTGTCCTTCCTTCACCTTCCTGAACTCTGCCTTGATCCATTTAACGTAGGGTTTGCGCCCAACGTTGTTCATCGCGGCTTGCTCGATTGCTTCCTTGAGCCATTCCTGGTTCAGATTCTCGAACGCCTTGTTGAACAACTCCTTCTCAGACTCAGTGAAATCCGCTTCGGGCCAGAGTCCGTTGATCAGGATTCGGTTCGACATCCATGTTTCACTCACAATCCGTTCCTCGCTTTCTCACGCCCGTTCCAGGCCTCTTTCGCTTCCTTGTACCGTTCCTCGTCGAAGAACTTGGCTGGATAGACGTAGTAGCCGCCTTCACCTTCCGGCGAACGGTAGTAGGCGGACACGGAATCACTCAAATGCCGTACAACATCATCCAAGTTGTCGTAATCTTCGATTTCCTGGCCTATGGCAACTTGAATCGCCTTCTTCGTGGTCGATGGCTGCCGCCGCCTCTTGGCCGGGATCGTCAACCAGACTTGCTCTGCGGCATCTTGAACATTTGAGCCATACATCGAACCAACCTTTTCGGGAGGTATATATATCGAAGTTGAAGATGAAGTTGAAGTTGAAGATGAAATTGAAGATGAAGATGAAGACCCCTTCAACCTTTCACTCACACTTTGGCCTTGGGTTTTGAAGGTGGGGTTGCCCCCCCCTTTGCGACCACCTTCGGCACACCTTTGCCGCACCCTTTCATCAGCAAGCATCCTTCGGCTAGTGTACATGGGAATCGAACCGTTCAAGTCGAGCGATGGCACGTTGTTACGGGTCAGCTCATCCAACAGGGCTTGGCAATCCTTCACGCTTATTCGTACAAGGTGGGCCAAGTCCTCAACGGTCATCGCCTCACCGTTCGCCTTGGCAAGAGTGCCCCGAACGGGTGAAGCGTTCATGTAGCAGAGCATGTTTATCCAGAGTCCTTGGGCCGCGAGGGACGAAAGGTTCACCCCCTCGTCCTTGAGCCAGTCGCCTGTATAGAACTGGATGGCGGGAAGTTTTTTGCTCACGACAACCCACCCTGTTCCATCCACGCTGAAACGATCTGCGGACTTCCATGTGAGTTCGGAGGAGCGTTTTCATGCAAGTGTTTCATGATCGAAAACAGTGAACCAACCTGGTCGTAGCCATGACCGAGTGCGCCGAACAAATCGTTCTGAAGAATTGCGAGGACGAATTGATCTGGAACCCGGCCAGTCGCAAAGTATTCGTGAATCTGTCTCTTCGTGTCTTCGGTCATTGCATCTGATTTCGGTTGCTTGTACCTGTCGGGAAAAAGTTTGGTCAAGTCTGGCTGGTAGCTCATGAAGTCCCTTTCAATGAGGATGTCAGTTCATTATGAATCGTTCGCCGCGCTCCTGAAACTGAGCGAACGGCAACTTGTTGCCTGACTCCATCTCCTTGCGGATGCGCTCACGGTTGATTTTGGTTTGCACCTTCTCGACCTTGTAATCGTCGGGCACAATGTCTTCGTTGATTTCAATCGGCTGCTTGCCACCGTTCTTGGCGCGAGTGTACTTGAAACTCTTGGTCTCCAAGGTCTTCATGCCAATCAAGCGCATGTTCTGCTCCAGGTAATCCAAGGCACGCTTCGCAGCCTTCTCGGCAACATTCGCACGATGCACCAGACGATCAGCCTCCTTGCGTCGGCCTTCGGCAGTAATTTCAAGCTCACGAACAATCTTGCCGATGCTCTCAGCCTTTTCCGAAATCTGTCCTTGGATCTCGTCAAGTGCCTGCTCAATAGACTCGTCACCTCCCTCTTGATCGGCAAGGTCGAGAAGAAACTGAAGGTCTGCACTCAGTTCGTAGAGGGTCGGCATCACACCACCTCCTGTGTTGCTTCGATTTCAGCGAGGTTCCAATACTGGTCACCGTTCGGCTTCTCGTTCAACACGACTTCAACGTCACACATGATTTTGTCGTGCTTTGCCGATCGAGCAACCTTGCTCATCGTCTGGCTGAATGTGGTGAACTTCCGATCATCACCTTCAACAGTGATGATGAACCACTTGTACTGTCCAGAGCTTGCATTCTCGACACTCTCGATGTGACGGCCCTGCAAGGTCATGCGCTCGATCTCCTTGTTCTTCCGCTTTTCGATCTGCTCCTCGACCACAGTTGCGGTGGTGTCAACGATCTGCGGCTCTCGGCCAGGAATCTCCGACTCACCGTGCGCCTCGACGTATACAGGAGCAGAGCAGCCGAGCGCGTCGGGGCAGTGAGTCCGGTATCCCTCGCTGATCGCACGGGCGAACAACATGGCCTCCGGGTACTTCTTCCAGTTCTGACCGTTCAACCCCGCTCTCTTCGCCTTCTCCATCGTCCAAGTGGTCGAGCCAATCTTGTCGCCGAGCTTGCCACCGTTCACCATGTAGAAGTCGATGACACACTTCTCTTCCGACTGCTCGACAACACGGTACTCGTACTTGCCACTGGCCTTGATCGCCGCGCTCATCGCGTTGCTAGCCAACACGGCCTTGCCCTGAATGATGTGCAATCCACCCATGCAGTCATAGTCGCTGAGTCCCAAGCCGCGCCCGACGATGAGTTTAGTTGCAGCAGTCGCAAGCTGCTTTGTGTCCGGGAACATGCCCGACTGCACGAAATACTTTGCAACCTCGCCAACCGGGAGTTCCGGCTCACGCCTTGTGGTAGTGATCTGCTGATTCATTACTTGCCCTTTCGATTTTGCGGAGAGTCTGTTGGATCTCCGCGATTTGCTTGGCTGACCCAGGGAAGAACACCTTCCACTCGTTGAGGTCCAAGCCCTTGCACTCTCGATACAACTCGCAAAGTGCTTCAGTCAGTTTGCTTTCCTTGTCCATGTTTCTCGCCTTGTTCCAGTTCAACCAAACCGTTCGCCTCGCCCCACTCGGCAACGATTCCCGACACGACCATGCCCATGCACATTCCGAGCAACACGGCCATGACGATTAGTGCGTAGAGTCCAATCACGACGTTTCCCTTTCTTCGGCGAGTACATCCAGCACAGTCTCTAGGTCGCGGCCAGTCATTTTGGCAACCATCTTTGCCGCATCCATGAACGACCGATAGTGATCCAGAACAAAAGCTCTGTGCTGGTCCCGTATCTGCTGATTTGTCCAATCCTTCATTCATCGAAGCCCTCGCTGTATTTTGCTCCAAGGTCATCGAGCTGATCGGCGCACCAACTTATCGACCGCAGCCGTGCGTGCTTGTACATCGTGAATGTCACCGACTCGCTCACAAAGTTGTCGCGGTCCTGGACCGCAGCCAGAAGCGAACCCCGCAGATGAGCCGCGTACTGCTTCGGTGTCCAGTCGTTCGGCACCGTTTCCGCAGCCAACTCCAGCATGTCGATTCGCGCTTCAAGGTCGATGAGAACCTCGATGCTCGCACGCATACTGCGCATGAGTGTGCGCGGGTCACCGTCCTCGTCCTCGCCCGGTGAAGGAATGCGCTCGACCAAGGTGGCGGCCAGCACGTCCTTCTGAGCTTCGGCCAGGAACAAGAGCAGGCTGGTCAGATCAGGTGTATCCATAGTGGTCATCATAGAAGATTCTCGTCAATCCACGCGGCGCACTCTTCGTAGCTCGCAGAGTAAGGGCTGACCTCGATGCTGCCGATACGGCGTTTGCACATTGGCCGCGGGACAAGCTCCACATACTCAGCTTCGAGTTTAGAGTTTGATGCACCAAACTCTTCGATGTCGTAATCAACACGGGTAATCGTGATGAAGAAGCCACGGTACATCGCACCCTTCAACTCGCCGCTGGTGTATATCGTTGTGATCACGGATGGACAGACATACCGCTGCTCAATGTCACACATCTTCACCACCGTTCTGCTCGTACATTTCGATTGATCCCTCCTCGGCCATCTTCCAACACCAGTCAACGATCTTCTTGGCATCGGTTGCGTTGGTTTTGAGCAGGACGTACCCCATGATCCCGGTGAGCATTCCCGCGACCTCGCCTGGACTTGGGCACCGATGCGGCCTGCTCATCTTGGTGATGCTGTCCGCGCACTGGTCAAGCCCAGCGTGAAAGTGCGCTTCAATCATTTCCTCATTCATTTCGTTCCCTTTCAATAGAATCCGTTGCGCTTGCCGCACTCGATCATGAGTGTCACAAGCATTGTTCCAAAAAACGCCACGCCTGCAAGCAGTGCAAGCATCTCGACGAATCGGATCACCTCGTACATCGTGGGCCTCCTCATCGCTGACCACAATATCTGCATCGTCGGGTCGGGCGTGCAGGCTTTACTTTTCCCTGCTCCCACTCCTCAGCAACTTCTTTCATCCACTTCCTAGCGGCCAGCACATTCGGATCGTGCTTCAGCGTCAGTCCGCGATAGATGGTTGCGAGTCCCTTGTAGATTTGTTCATTCATTGATCGTCTCCATGTGCCGTGTCCACTGCGATGCCATTGCCTCTGCAATTCCCGCGTATGTAAGGCTCCTCTGTTTCCAGCGGTCATCGCTTGGCGGCATCTTCCAAACGCGCTGTTCCCTGCCATCAACGACTTCTGTCGGCACCAAGGGGGGGAGGTTCTTGAGCCAAAGGCACGTTTTCTTCGTTTCACCGTGACCAAACATCCACGGCTGGACGATCTGGTCGGGCTTGCGGATCTCAGAAGATATGATCGACACAGGATTTTCGAGCGCAATGTGCGGGATCGGTGCATCCATCAGCAGCCGCACAAACTCAAGCGCACGCTGCTGCCTGCCGTCTGCACGCTTCTCTTTGAACCACCTCGCACCGCTCACCGCAAGGTGCGTGCAGGGTGGGAAACAGATCATCGCATCCCATCCATCATCGAGCAGGTCGGCCACATCGCCAATGATGTGCCTGCCAGGCGTGTCGCTCGGCAACAGGTCGCAGGATGTCGCATCCCAACCACGCGCCGTAAATGCGTTGCGGACTCGTCCGCTGTATTCACATGCCACCAGCACTCTTTTGTTCATGGTGTCCTCTAATCGAGAAAACCCTCCACACCCCGCGAAGGGGTGTGGGGGCTGAAGGGGATGTAGTTTAGGTGATGACCGGATGCGGAGGCGCAGGCTGTCGGAGTCGCTCCAGCAGCATCTCGACCACATAGTCCTGTTCGCGGTCCAGATCCCGGTCAGGCCAACGATCCGCGAAGCCTTCTTCGTCGCACTCGACCGTGATGTTGGGAGCGATGAATCCAGGCCGGACAAGGATGGTCATTTGAAAACTACCATCATGCATGCCATGCTCGGTCATCATCGCGTGGAGAACGTCGAAGACGAGGACTTCGGGGTCATCGTCCGACCCGCTCATGGTGGTCATGTCAAGATTCAGGGTGACATGAAGACCCGCGCCGCACACCGAATCCATGAGCTGAAGGAGACGTTCGCCGTGCCGCTCCAGCCATTCGGTGTTGCCAGACCTCTGGCAGTTTTCCCTGGCGATGCAGGAGGAAGAGAAGGAAGTGAGTGTGTCTTGAGTAGTCATGTTGAATCCCTTTCATTTTGAAGGTCAGTCGCCTGTCTGCGGTCCTTGCCGACGCTTGTACAGATCGGCTCTGATGTACTCGGCCTTTCGCCCGAGTTCCTTATCCTTCTTGTAGTGCGTGCGGCACAGGTTGAAGCTGAAGTTCCATTTGTGGCACTCTTCCCGCGCTTCGTCCTCGGTCTTGGTATGGCATATTTTGGTCTTGTTGCCGAGGTAAGGCTCCAGACCGCGAGGCCAATCTGCGTTTTTGCGCCACCATGTTCTGTGAAAGACAACGTATCCCGGTCCTTGATCGCTCATGTGCATCCCTTTCATTTGTCGCGTTGCGTTTGCCAGTATTCCATTGCAGCAGGACTGAACCTGTGCATCTGGTATTTCACTTCATTCACACATGCAACTTGCACAGAAATGTTGCCTGGGCCGGAGCCTTTCCATTGTTTTACAATCTCACCTGTGCGGTTGTCGGTCACTGTTCCGACCTCAGAACCGAAATCACCTGTGACCTTGTAAGTGTATCTCTGCATTGTTTCATCCCTTTCAGGCAAGCCATCCAATGACCGTAAAAGACTGACGCTCTGGCTCGATGTTTTTGACAAAGCTGACTGTCACCACTGCTCCAGCGTCCTTGTGATATCCATCAAGATGAGCGCGTGCGTTCAAGTCTGAATGAACTTCTGCGTTGAAGAGGATCGCCGCGTCTTCAGCATCCTGTAGCGTGGCGTATCGACGCGCTCGTCCAGGGTGCGGGGTGATAAAGGTTGAAAGAACTTCACTGTCATCCATTGGTCTTGTCCTCCTCAAAAGTCCAACTCCAGAAGATGTCGCCGCCGAAAACGTGGCCGCTACCGTCAACAACTGCGCGACCCCAATCAACGTCGATGTGTTCGTCCATGAAAGCCTGCGCTGCGACCTTGTGATTCTGGTCGCCATTGAGCGCGTGGTCATAGCTGACCGTCACCTTGCGAGTCTTGCCCGTGCTGCCGTCATCGCTGGCGATGATCCTGGCGGGTCGATAGTTTGTGGGACCGACAAAGCGAGTCCGAATAGCTGATCGAGTAGTCATGTGCATCCCTTTCAAAGATGGTTGGTGCTGAATTAGCGGGCGGCTTCAATCTGATCGGCAAGCCGTCGCAGAGTGTCGGGATTCGGCAGGAAGTTCGGCTCGTTGACCACCTCGTAGCTTTGGCTTCCGTAGAAGCTCAACCGGGCGTGCTGCTTGGTGCCGTGCGCTGTCGCCGAAAACCAGTAAACCAGAGCCGTGCGACCAGTCGTTTCGTCGAGGCATCGACTCACGTCTGGCGTATGTGTGAGCCTGTAGACTGTTCCCTTCATGCGAACAAGCAAGCCGCTGATGAGTTCGCAACCCTTCACTCTGATGGTCGGGCAGTCGAGGTAATGCTGTAGGCTGATAGTCATGGTGTGCATCCCTTTCAAAGATGGTGGGTGCAGCAACCTACCCGTACTGACCTACCTGCACTCTGCGATCTGTTGTTGCTCCGAAGAGCCGCCGCAACTCGCCCGATAGGCTGTTTCCAAAGTAGGCTGCTGCCCCTTTCGACGCTCTTATTATAGCAAACCATTCATGGGGCGCAAGGGGTAGACCCTTTGATGTGCCCTTTGCACACCCTTTGCGGAGTAAAAAACAGCCCTGGCAGCCTCAGAATGGCGTTTTTGGGAGTCAAAATATATTTTGGATTCTCAGGGCCAGACGCGCCCTGTGAGCCATCCTATATATAGATGGGGGGATATACCTTTTTTTTGCCTAAGGCTGTCAGGATCGCTGTCCGGGCCTGTCACACACATAGACCCGAGCGCGTTCGCGCAGCCTCCGGCTCCAAGCCCCATGTCGCGTATTCGGCCCAGCCGATGGTTCGCAAGTGAGGTGGCCGCCGTCTCTAAAATACAAGGGTCCAGGCACCCCGCCATGCGCGGGGTGTTCTCATTAAAAAACGCACCCTCGGAGTTGACTCGACGAGGGCGCGGGAAAGGGATGACGCATGAGAGGATGCGTCACAGGCAGTCTACTAACTGACGAGGCTGTCCGCAATCGTTTCAGATCCAGCGAGGTTCTGCGGAAAAAACACGCCTTGGTTGTACAAGTTAAAAAACCGATCCATGTACTTTTCGATTTCGCCTTCGCCGTTGTTCGTCACTTGAACCGTCACAGTGTCGCCGACCTTGAAGTCTGTTGTGCCCGGAACAATCGAACACGCCACACCACCAGCGGCAGTTTTGTACATCAAGCTGCAAACCAAGCCGTCAATAAAAAGATTGGTTCCATTTGTGAACGCGGTTGATTGCTGCACCATGAAGTACATCGGATCGGGCAAGGACAGTGCGGTGCCTCCCAATCTGAAACTGTGGGTCAGGTGCGTCCAGGCAGAGTCGGAAATCGACCCGTGCGCGGTGTTAAAAGTAGACCCTGAAACAATTGTGCCATCTTCTTGCGCAAAGCCTACGCGAAGAGAACCTGCACTAGATGAGGTGCCGCTCTTGCGTGCCAGCAAGCTGATGCACATGAGCAGATCGACAGATGGCTTGGCGGGAGACCCTGCAATGCTGTTCATTTGCTGATCAACTCGAATCAGGGTTGAACCATTACTTGCCATCTTCAGACACTTCGTCCCGCGTGCGACCGTGCTTGACTCCTCATAGACATGCGTGCCTGCCGAACCAGTAGCCACACGCCATGCCTTCGGAGTGTTCGACGTAAAAGCCTCAAAGTTTGAGTTGCGCAAGATGTTGCGCATTTCCGCTCTGCCATCATTGAGGTTGTCGCTTGTGCAAACCAAACCTGTCCGCACGCCACTGCCACCAGGCCACCTGTGATCAGTGGCCTCGAAAGGTTGTTCACCTTCCATCACAAACACCTCGCCACCCTTCACCACGTTCTTTGATGAAGCATCGCGCACGCACCGAAAAACCAGAGTCTCGGATCTGGCTGTTGGGTACTGCGTGATCTTTGCGTGATGCCGCTTGTCGGGAGTTACATTCAGAACAACAGTTCCATTGCCCGTTCCGCTGGTAGTGGCACTGCCAATGGTAATCGTGGTTCCATCAACAGTTTCGGAAGCTGCGTCCATCTGGTTGCGCAGTTCCATCAACGCACTTCGCACGTCTTTTTGTGGCAGCGGCGTGTCTGCGTGCATCATTTCAATCAATGTGGTTTTAGCTGCAAGAGACAGGCGGGAAAAGATTGGGGTGCCAATGTTGTTGCGAAGCTGATCCAAGTTGGTCAACAACAATGTAGCCATCTCAAGGTTGGTGTTGTCGGTTGCACCAAGCGTGTTGACGTACTCGTTGATTGCTTCTTGGAAACTCTTGGTTGAGTTGTCAACGATGTCGCCCTGGAACGTAGCCGTTCGGTCCATAACACCAAAAATTTTGCCAAGGCGTGCAAAGATACCAGTTTTCGCAGTGTCAAAGTTGACTGTCATTTTTCTTTTCCGATCTTGTCGTACAACTTGCCTGTCATCTTGTTAAGTGCCTCACGTCGCTTTTGACAACCACCACAAGTCTTGATTCCTGCCATCTTGGTTGCTCTGGCAATGGTGTCTCCAAGGCCACGGTCCCTGCCCTCGTAATCAGGGCACTCTACGCAACACTCCATCAAGACAGGCAGTTGACATAAGCCGATGCCGCACTCTGTTATTCCATCGTCATTTTGAAGTGTATGCCTGCACTTGTACTTCTTTCTACGCCATGCAATGTTTGCGTTACTCACGTTCAGCTCCCCGAAATTGAAAAAAAGCTACAACAGGCGTATAGGCTTGTGTTCCAAGAACTGGAACAGTCGCCAGCAGCACTTGCGCAATGATGTGTATCGCACCCACAATTGTCGCAACCATAGTTGCAACTGCCATCACCGCATCCATCGTCTTCCTGTATGAGCCGCAGTGCTGGTAAATCATAATACTGACACTCTACTCCGCCAGGAGTTTCGCAATTGCATCTACACGTTGCAACGTCATATTTACTTTGCACATTGTTTGCGCTATTGCCTCTATAGCGACCTGAAAGCTCATCTGGCACAACTTGAAAAGAGTTTAGGCAACTGTTTTCTGCATCTTCTGGCATCTCACCGTTGACGTGGTACACATACTTTATCCAATTTTCTGGACAACCAGTCTCATAAAACAATTCAACCCGTACAGATACTCTGCAACCGGGATAACCACAAGGAGAGTTGCATTTGCAATCAGGAGTTGTGTGGTAAAAATATACTGCCGCCCCTGCATACTCGCCAACCTGGACAGGCGATCCAACCGCTGATGCTCCGCATTTGTAGAGAGTTGGACAACCGCCAGCTTCCCAACTGTCAAAATCAGTACACCTTGGACCGCTGCAACCATGTACGTCGCAAATGCAGTAAGGCCAATCTTGAAGTTTCCTGCATGACGCATAGTAGCAGCCACCGCCGTCAACTGTGCTGCAAGCCTTTACACCGCAAACTACCTCGACTGTTTCCTCAGTCACACACTCGCCATCTTGCCACGTATTGGTCACGCGGGGCAGCTCAACATTGCTAATTCTGTATATGCCACCTGGAGCGTTGCTAGAAAATTGTTGCGTGCCATTTAGTTGCTGCCAGCCTCCCAAGTTGCACCACTCATTTGTTGCTGGCAAGTATCGAACCGGAGGCGAAAGGTTGAACCGTTCCCAATTTGACGGGTCGGCACATGCCCCAAAATAACCTACGCCTTGCGTTGGACACAATGCCTCATAGCCGCCTCCTCCGCCACCTTGACATGGGCACGTTTCACCGGGCGGTACAAAAAATGGGCAGATACCAACAGCAATTTTTCCAGCAAAAACCGTGGGAGCCGATCCGGCAAAACCAACAGGGCCACAAGTGTTTTCGTCATCAACGCAGCTACCAGGCAAAGTGTTGCCCGTGTAGTCAGCAGTTACAAGAACGCCACTTCTTGACGGCATCTCGAACGCAAAGTTCCAGTAGTAATACTCTGGCTCTGGGTTGATTTCTCCATAACTGTCGCACTCTGGCCCATAGTTGATTGTGCATGGGTCATAGGCTCCAGGGAGAATGACTGGGGTCATGCAGCATGGATAGTATGTGTGCCCAGTTTCGCAACTAGGCAAACCAATGCAATCTGGTGCTTCACCGCAACAACATGCCGCCGCAACCATATTGTTCATAACAAAGGTCCATACGCATCTTCACCCCTGATGTTGAGGTTTCCTGATGCGGCTGACGAACCAGGGATCAAGCCATACCCGGTGATAGTGACACCACTGCCGGAATGCAATTGGGCGTACAAACGATCGCCAGAGTTCAAGAGCAGTCTGACTTCGTGGTACTGATGAAACAGGCTATCGTCCTTGGACGCAGTGCAACGCATCAAACAATTTTCTTGTGCTGGTGTTTCATCTGGGCCGCAATGGTGCATGCGTATCACGTTGTTTGTCGCGCCGTTTGTGGGCGATATAAAAAGTGACCGAACAAGAGTCTGCCCAGAGTCCGGGGCAACATAAATCATTTCCGCAGTTGTCAAGCTACTTGAGGCAGTGGTTGTGTGATATTGAAACAGAATGTCTGTAGTTGTCATAACCGCATCTCGCTTGCAATGTTTTTGTTTTCACGGAGTCTTCGTTGCCTGGACTCGTCTCTGCCTGCTTTTATTCCCTCTTCTTGGTCGCAACAAGTGACGCATAGATCGTTTTTGACAAAGAAGCCATATACGGCCTCAAACTCATTTTCGTCAGTGTCCCCAGACTGCGCAGGTCTTTGCAAACCTTCATCCACAGGTGCCCGTTCTACCCACCCAAGAAAGTGCATCATGACGCGCTTCCCGGAGCTGACCGCCGCAACCTCAGTTTCAGGACCACATGAACCTTCAGGCACAGTTATTGAACCACCGTAGCTGCCGCCATTGAAATCCGCGATGTTGAACGCAATACCATCAGGCACCTCGGCATCAACAATAAATTGAGGTTCACCATCCGTGTTCAAGCCGTCGATTTTTAGGGGTGTGAATGTGTAGTGCTTGACTCCATCATCTATTGCACCACAAGACTCTCCCTCATAGAAGCTGCCAGTTAGTTGTGCTGGAAATGTCGTTTTGTTCGCGGGTGGCACTTGAAACACAAGAATTGGTTTGCCTCGCCTGTCGTTTCCAGGAAACAACAACACCCCTTTGCCTGCAAAGTTTGGGTATTTGCTTGGGTCTGTTCCTTGCAAACCTATACCGTAAGCTGCATTTTTGTCTTCGCTGCCGTAAGCACGCTCCCCTCCTGAGCCGCCCCACATATTGGATTGCTTGTTATATGAAATTTCTTCCCACTTGTACCCAAACAAGTCGGTGTCATCTTCTGGGCCATCCTCGTCAGAATCACCTCCGGTGTAGCCTTCGTTTTGCCCTTTGCCATCATCTTTAACGGGCGTAATTAACTTACCGAGCTTGGCGACTATAGGAAATCGGCCAGACGCAACAGGTGGACCAGGCATACCAGGAGGCGTTTGGGCCTCACTAATGTCTGGGTTTCTTTGTGCAGCGTCAATCAACTCATTGAGTTGATCGGCCCTGAGATTGCCAAGTTTCCCTTTCGGAATGTGAACCATAATTACGCCTGAATGATGCTGTAAAAGATGTCTAGCGTGCCCGAACTTGCACGGGCGTACAGTGCATTGTCACCAATTCGCATGATAGCGAATTCGCCGCCCTTCAACTGAAAGCACTCGACGAAAGAACCACCGCTTCGAGGACCGATGGATACGTGAGTAGATGCGTCAGTCCCAATGTTCTGGAACCATGCCCAGCCCTGATCTGAAGCGTTCATGTCGTTAAGAGACAACGCCTCGCCCTCGCCAGATGAGGGGACATTCTGAACGCCTGCTGAATACAGGTCGCCGGAGACATCAATCTGGTCGGTTTCTGGGGTAAAGGACAGAGTGTGGTTTGCCTTCTCGTAGCTTGCGCTCACACTCACGGTTAGTTCGTTTGCCATTTGTTGTCCAATCAAACAAAGATTGCTGAGTTGCCCAGCGGGAAAGGTTGAATTGCGTACACAGTCTTGCAGTTTCCGTTGGTGTCCAAAGCCAATCCACCATCGGCAGTATATTTGGGTGCTTGGATCAAGTGTGCCATAGAGTCATATTGCCACGCATGGGTGACTCGGTATGAGTTGTGGCTGACACGCTGGATGGTTGCGCCCTTGTACAACAGGTATCCAGTTTCTAAACCAAAGATAGACCGAGCGTTTCGTGTGCCAACCTCTGCGCCATACGTTCCTATTTCACGACTGAACTGTTGGTAACTCGTCCTTGAAATTTGTATTTCATATTTGGCCCTAAACACGCTTGTCGGCTGACCTGCTACGTCAACTGGGCTGCCGCCAATGTCGCCTTCATTTCCAGAACCATCGTTAATAAGGGCACCAACTCTATAGACGAGATCAAAGCCGCCAGTCACACGGCCAGTCATTTCCTCAAAGCCTACTTCTTCTGGACCCTGTGACGCAGAATTGTTGTTTGCAGTTACAGGCGGTGGCTGGATTGACCGAAAATCGTAATCGACGCGCCATGTGTCGCTTTGACCTGGCAGTTTGACCAAATCAAACTTGTAGCAAAACAAAAAAGGCCATCCGTTTGAATCAACCTGCGAGTGCCTAACTCGGATGTAGGGAACATTTGTTGTGCCGCCATCACTTGCAGAAACAACAGTCCCAAAAGCATCAATAACAGAGCGTTCAGTCGTGTAGCCCTGAAATATGTACGACTTGCGCAATGTGGCTGCGCCGTCTCCAACACTCAAAGCCCGTGTGTTATGCAACTCATCAACAGTTGGCATGGCCTAGAACCCCACATTTTCTGCAAGCTGTTTGGCAAAGCCTTCAATGGCTTGCAGTCTTTGTTCCATTGTTTTTTGCAAATCCAACTGCTCTTTTTGCAGTGCCCTGATCTTTTCTTGTGCGCCTACTTCGCCAAACGTAAACGAACCCATTGCAGTGCTGGCGGTTTCTGTGAAACCTGACTTTTTAGGAGCATCTGTTACGCTTGCCAAACCGAGCCTGTTTCCAAGCTCACTTGACCTTTTTTCATCAAGCCTTTGTTGTTCTTCTAGTGCAGCCTTTTGCTTCTTGAGTTCTTCGGTGCGCTTTCTTTGCAGCTCGGCTTCTCGCTCTGCTTTCCTGGCAGCATCATCAGCAAGCCTCACCAAGTCAATCTTGATGTTTTTTTCTTTTGTCAGCAGGTCCAAGAGTTGCTGCCGTTGCTCATTGGTCAATGTTTCGTCTGCGTTGATCTGTTTTTGTTGCTCTGCAAACTCGCGCATGATGGCTTTTTGTTGCGCCATCATTGTTGCCCTGCGCTTCTCTACGTCAGTTTGTGCGGTTGCAATGCGTAGCTGGTCTTCAAGTGCTGCAATTGTGCCTTCGGCGTTTTCAATGCGCTTCAATGCCTCTGCTTCTTCGCGCAGCTTGCGCTTTGCTTCAGCCAGACCCTCAGCCCTTCTCTTTTCTTGTTCAGCCGCAATCATCTGTTCGGCGTTTTGGTCGTGCTGTATTTGCAGAATCTCTTTCTGCAACGCAATCTGTTGGTCGATTTGCTCGACAGCTACCATGTGTTCCCTGGTTCCCTTGGTGTGTTCGTTTGTGACAGCGGCAACCATCTGCTTGCGCTTCTCATCCAAAGCAGCCATTTCCATTGACAATGCAATGTCCGCTTTTGCAAACTCACTTTTTTCTTTCAGCATTTGTATCTGCTGTTTCAGAAGATTGTTCTGCCTCTTGATGCCCAGGGCCATGCTTGCAACTTCACCTTGCGCTTTCACCTTGACCAGTTGCTTTTCAAGCTCCTCCAGATTTTCCGTGATGCCCGTGACAGCATCAGTCAAGTTGAAAATGCCGTCAGCAATCCCGCCAAGAATGCCGCCAATAATAGGCAGACTCCTGATGGTTTCACCATAAGCCTCAAGCGACTTCAACGCCCCATCGGTGTCACCCTTCAGCAAGGCAAAAGCACCCTTCATCAAGTGAACTTGTGCGGTAGCCCCCTTGATGCCCGCATCAATAGCGGCGGCGGCAATCGCCAGCTTTGCAGTTAGCGCACTGACCCTGCCAATACCCTGAGCCATCTTGTCAAACTTGCCAGCGGTCGCCTCGACCTTGCGGCCCGTCTTGTTGACAGTAGCCTCAACTTGTTTCAGTTGGCTTTCGAGCTTGTCCAATCTGACTTGGACATCAATTTCGAGTTTACCTGCGCCTGCCATTTAGCCTTGCCATTTCTGCTTCAACATGACCCCGGTGATCTGAGTGACCACCAGCACTTGCACTGCTTTTCATTACATCGGCACAACCACGCGCCAAGCCGGAAAACTGGCGCAAGGTCAGCAACAAGGGATTCCCAATTCCAGGCATGTGGTGAGCCAAGGTAGCCGCCTCTAGGTAGAAGTCCCTTGGCTGCTCGGTTTTCCCTCGTCGCTGGCCTCTTCCTCATCCTCACCAGACGGGTCGTTCGGCTCGAATCCAAGGATCTTCAGAGCCAGCCAGACAATCTCATCTGGGGCCGCGTCCAGAACAGAATCAACATCTTTTGGGTCGCAGACGTACTTGATGATGTTGGAGGCACCCTCAAGCTCAAACGCAGACCGCATAAGGTTTGAGGTCAAGCCCTTGGTCGCCCGAAGCTCCTTGAGGGCCACGATTTTCTCGCTTGCCGTAGCCTGGACATCATCCAGATCCTTGAGAAGCTCAAGCCTGCTTGCCTCGAACTGCTGATCAAGCAGGCTCATCAAGTCGCTGACGGTCGCTTCGGGAACGTGATAGCTCTTTCCATTCCGGTCGATTGAAATGTGGGTCAATTTGGTATCTCCTTCGCGCCTTGTAGTCTACCCATTTCAGTTGCAAGGCGCGTATCGTACCTATTGCAGCCCACACCGCACGCTTTTCGCTTGCGCTTGGCTCTACGTAAATTGTCTTGGTGCCACCGCCTTCGATGGCAAAAACGACGCACCAATCGTCGCCAGTTTGCAATTTTGTGCTGCTGGTAATTAGCCCCACGTCTGGGTTACACCATCAGAATCGGCCATTAGAAAGTTAAAAGTAACAGACGCATCGCCGTTGACGGCAGATGAGATAGAGATTTGGTCAATGACTGCGCTAAACGCAAAAGTGTTTCCGGTCTGCGCCGTAAGCGTCATAGCACCACCAGTTGCGCCGACTGAGTTTTCGGCGGTCACAACGCCCGGATCATCACTGCCGTCCTTGAGGAATCCACCAGCCGACCCCTGTGCATCACCGATGCCAAGCCGTCGCACAACGCCAGTGTTTCCAAAAGAGGTAATATCGTTGACTACGTTGCTAAACGTGCATGACCAAGTTTGGAAAAGTGCTTCATGTCCACTAGGAAGGGCGCACGCGCCTTCGTATCCGAGAATTGCTGCCATTTTTAGAGTCCTCCAGTTTGGACGCCATAAGCTCGTAGCTGAACACCAGCCACCAATAAATCATCGGCTCTTTCGACCGTGGTTCCTGAAAGAACGCTGTAGTGTATTTTGTCAAAGTAGGTCACGGTGGTATCCGTGAAGAAGCTGAACAGATCCACCACCATGTCCCCGATTTCGTGGATTTCCTCGACCCCATCTTCCCATTGCCCAAACACCTGAACCTGGTATCGGCAATCGTGAATCAGGGACGGGTTGGTTGCAAAGCTCAAAGCCTGGGTGGCAGAAGAGGTCTTGTCAAATACCAGATAGGGGTACTTCGCAGCGTGGGCTGCGTACTCAGCCGAGATACGTCCGCCCACCTTCCCATAGACAGATGACGCAGATGTGTCTGCAATGAGCTTCTCGTACACGCTTTGGTCAATTGAAACGGCCATGTCACTTCACAATCGCGTTAATGACAGACTCAGCTTTCTTCAAAGCCGTAAACAAATGCCTTTGAAGTACACGTTCCCTTTTCATCTCTCTAACAGTGGGCGCAAGGTACGGTCGGTCAAGACCTTTTTTGCTTTCCAAGATCGGAGCGTA